TAAGGAACNATTATGTCCAGCNCACTTATTTATTGCGTTTACATAACACTCTATAGAGGTAATAGACTACCACCATTTTACATTGGTTCTTCCAGTGTGGAAAGAATACATTCTGGTTATAGAGGAAGTGTTCGATCAAAAGAATATAAACAAATATGGAATGAAGAAATTAAAAATTCTAGTTATCTGTTTGAAACTAAGATAATATCTCTACATTCAACTCGTCGAGAAGCCACCGAAAAAGAACTAAAGATACATTTATTGTTAGATGTGGTGAATAATAAATTATATTCAAATAAATCTACTGCCATGATAAATGGGTTTTTTGGGATGGATGTTTCTGGAAAGAATAACCCAAATTTCGGGAAAAAACATAATGTGACAGAAAAATGTAGACAACATCGAAGAGAAAATGGAAAGGAAACAATTTGGTTATCGCATGATATGTTAGATAAAACTATTCATGTAAAATTGGAAAAGTATCCATTGTATTATGATCAAGGATGGTATTTAGGTAGAAAAATTAAAACATCTAAGAAATCTTTACTCAGTATGCAAAAAAGAAGTATTGATAATAATCAAATATCTTACACTTGCCCACATTGTAGTAAAGTTGGAAAGGGTCCTGGGATGAAACGATATCATTTCAATAATTGTAGAAAGCAAGAAGTACATACCTCATTTATTGTCTCCGAAGAAATGTTCAAGCGCACCAATCTCCGTAGTTACCTTTGATTTCTTCTTTGGTTCATCCTCACCACCAAGGCTATTGAGATATTCAATCAGTGGTAAAGCAAACTCACCATCCTCATCATGCTTCTGTAGTTCGTATGTATCAATCGCTGAACTAAGCACTAGCCTTTTCTTGATAGCACTTTGCTTCTTCTCTTTCTGAATAATGTGGATATATGCATAGAAGCAAGCCTGAGTAAAGTATGAGAAAGGATTCTGAGACTTTGCTGGGTCGAATGAATGCATATTCTTGATACAGGTCTCAACTCCTGCACCGATCATTTCTTCAAGATATGAATAGTTCCGGAAGTTGTGTTTCATTGCAAGACCTTTTGCGATCTTCCAAACACACTCACCGAGATAGTTACTAATGAGAGGAAGTTCAGTACCTGCCTCTTTGGCGATCACATATGCTTCTTTGTATTTCTTGATCTCTTCATAGAACTTGACGTTGTTTACGTAGTGGTTCTTATTGTCCGCATCAACTGGAGGGACTACTTTAATTGAATTATCTTGCATTGAGGTACTCCTATGGAACTCAGCCAAGTATACCCCATTTCCCAGGAAAGTAAAATAAATTGTTAGGCGTAAAGTTTATTTTACACTTGCTTTTTACAAGGTATAATTCAACTGCAGCGTTGATATTACTGGTTCTTTAGAGGGACTTTTACCAATTCCCATTCAAACTGCTCTGCATCATAGACCTTGACTCTTTCCTGAAAATGTTGCATCGTGGTGTTTATATAGGACTTGCAACTCAGGTCATCCACGATATCAAACAAATTGCAGTGAGTCTTCCCATCTTTCAGTCGTAATCCGCGACCAATACTCTGACGAATTCTAATCGTAGACTTGGTTGGCACAGCGAAGATAATGTTCGCGATAGATGGCATATTGATACCAGTGCTGAAAAGAGATGAGGTCGCGATAATAACTGCGTCATTTTCTTTCTCAACAGTCAATCGAATCTTCTCTCGATCTTCGACGTCAGTACCGCCATGCACAAAGTATATAGACCTACCAGATCCATCCAGTTTCTGTGAGATCATATCATTGAGAACTGCTCCATGACGTTCCACGAAGTTGAATAGAATAAGAGTGTTGCCAGAACAGGCTTTGGCTAGGTTGACAATAAACTTATTTCTTTCCTGACAGCCAACAAGATAAGAAATCTCCTCAGCATACTTCATACCCTTCAACTGCTTACGTAGTTCTTCTGGGTGTTGTAGCATCAATGCTTTGATCTTTAGGGTAGTTACCTGACCCGCATCCATCAATTGCTTCGTCGTAATTACTTTATAGATTGGCCCCATCAATCCAACAAGACTTAGTTCATTAATCTTGTTGTTATCAATAGTTCCCGTGGTGCCAGTCCTCCACTCTGTCTTGATGAACTTTTCCATCGTCGCGAGCACTGCTGCTGCCTTGTAAGTATGTGCCTCATCGAACAGTGCTACGTCAACGCTAGAAGTTAGGTTCGAGAAGTTGTCTGGGTCATTCTTCATCATAGCAGTAATAGACTGCCAGGTGCTGATCATAATTGGCTTGTGAAATAACTTTTCTTTGCCGGAATACAGCAGCTGTATATTACCCTCAACATCCCATCCGTTCTTCGTAGAGTAATCTTTGAAGTCCGAGAAGATCTGTTCTACGAGCATTGTCGTCGGAACAATGAGTAGTACGCTCTGATTTTGATCAACATGGTAACGCGTCTTGCAGTAAAGAATCGCGCTCTTACCAGAACTCGTTGGTGAGATTAGCAGGTTGCGCTTTGTCTCAAGAGTTTTATATACTGCCTGATATTGATACTCCCGTACTTCGAGCAACTCACCACGAGCAGTCAGCTGAAGCGAGTCAACGTAGGCACGAACGTCTTCTTCTTTGAGATTGGTTCTATTATCTAGACTCTTATCAATCTCGAACTCATACTCGCGATCCTTTACGAATTTGATGGCGATCGCGAGTAACCCTTTGTATAGGGTTTTTCTGCGAGCATCGAGCATACGGATCTTACCATCCCAGATCTTCGCCTTTACCTTGGGGTGGAACTTATACCCAGGTGCGAAGAACGTAAAGAAGTCCGACATCTCCTGCTCAATACCGAAGTCATCAATGAGAACCTTAATATGCGTCTCATTGAATTCAATAAATCGAATCACGCGCCAGCCCTAAATTTATTCCACTCAATGATGTTCTTTACGTGGAATGATCTTGACCTAATCTCACCGAGAACTGATTCCAAGTAATAGATCACAGATTTCAAATACTCAACTCGAGCAAGGATAGTCTGCACTTGCTCATCAGCATCGAGTAATGCTTCGACTTCGGATTTGAGAGTTTTGTATTGCCACTGCTCCCAGCTATTCTCTTCAAGTTCTTCGCGAGTCATCTCTCCACGAAAATACTTAGACTTCTTGGCTCGGAGCTGGCTAAACTCAAACTGCGTCTTTGTGAGTTTGAGTCTATAGTTCATCAACTCACCAAGGTACTTCGCATGAAGACTTGGACTAGTAGCTGATGCTTTGTCAGGGTGTAGATCATCTATTGAGCAGTCAGTTTCCCACTGCTCTCGAATTTCATCGAGTGTCATAATATATTACAGGAAGTTAAGATAATGTATAGTACGTATAATCAAATGTAACTGTTGCTCTCAGAAATTGAACATCATTGCTCTGAGAGGTGAACGGTAAACTACTTAGAGATGTTGGAAATGCGTCCACGAAGGTAATTCTCTGAACAGGATTATTGCTGCTGTTAAGAATAGTCAATGATGCATCGGAGTAACCCTTTGCTAGTTCACCATAAGAATTAGAGTTCTTCTCCGAGGCTAAGTATGCCTTATACATAGCATGATTTTCTGGATACGTTAGACCAACCATCCAGGCATAAATCGCTTTGTAGTTAGCGAACTGTTCATCTACGAGGAAACTAACACTAAGGCTAGAAAAATCAGCAGTCTCTCCTGGAATCTTAATAGGATGAACGCTAGATCCCTGAACAATAGTGCCGATACTTAATGTAGGCAACTCCACGTCCTGTACAAAGAATGTCAGTTCAGGAAGTTTACTGACCGAGAATAAAAACCCATTTGGATTTAATGGGTTGATATTACTCGGCGATGGACATGTCAGAATAGTCATACTTTAGCAATTCCATTTACGTAGTGCTAGTGCTTTACGAGTTGGTTCACCATTTGGTTTTTTCATAGCACCTTCCATACCACCCATACGCGCACAGAAAGACTTACGGCGATTTGCTGCTTTGCTTCCTGGTTTCAGCTTAGATGGTGGGGTCGTCACTGGTGCTTGCAGATTTGCGCCTTTGGCATTGTAAGCATCGCGACCCTTTTGAGTTAACCCACCAGTTGATGACTTGTGTCCTTTGGAATCAACTGCGTATTCTAGTAATTCTTCGTCTGTAAACTCTTCAAAGTTTTCCCAAATTACTTCAGAGTCAATACCATATTCAGCTGATAGCTCTTCAACAACTTCTTCGATTAGATCGAATTGTTCTTCTAAATTTTCGCCCAATTCTTCTTTAGATTGTAAGTAATCTCTAACTGAACTAATATAATCTTGAGCTAAAGTTATTTTGGATTGAACCCACTCTGGCATATTCTCATCGTCAGAAAGCATGTCAACTAAATCTTTTGAGTTGCGGCAGATAGTTTGTAACTGTAATCTGGCCATCTGGCCCTCGTAGTCATACTCACCACTATCAATTGCCTTTGCTGCTTCGACAAGAGGATGGAACATATAGTCAACATCTTCTGCCACGCAGTTTGGAACCATTCTATTTCCCTTTTTCTTTACGCCAACTTGTTTATAGCCAACCCAGCATGCTTCCAGTATTTCCTCATCAATACTTTCTCCATACATTTCACGATACTTTAATGTATGCTTACTTAGTTTAGTTTTGGCATTTGCGTCTCCTGGTGCTGGCGCATACGCTGATGGATCGCTATCACTTTTCTTATCCATTTTATCAAAGTGTGCTGCTCTGTCTTTTGCTGTTGACTTAGAAAGACCAGCAACATATTTCTTAGGCAGTCCAGAATCTTTGTCTTTCGCTACTTCTGAGATTTCTTCTTCACGAAGGTCTTTATCAGCACCGTGATATGTTCCCTTACCTTTGGTGATGTAAGAGTTTACGCGAGCCATTCCCCATTGTTGAGGAGTAGTTCCTGGGCGATGGCCTGAATTCCATGCTGCCATACCGCGATTATAAACTTTGCGTAATGTGCCGATTGACACACCAGATTTTTCTGCTTTGGCAGCAAGCCCAGATTCTGCTGCTTCACAGATATCGAAATCTTCTTTTACTGGATTAGCGAATTGTTTCTTCGTCGCTTTGGTGATACCAGAGAATCGCTTATTGCCTTTCTTGAAGTCACCTGCCTTATCAGCAGCTGTTGCCTGTTCTCCTGCTTTCTTTTTATAAGAAGCCAAAGTAACATTAGACAATTCGTTGATCTCAAGGAAGGATTTGAATGACATCATACTTTCATACATCGCTTCTTTTCCTTTATAGTCATGGATGTTGTGTAAGGCTTGACTCGCCACCATCGCATTCTTGGTTTTTGCTTCTAGATCTTTGTGTAATGCTCGGAATGCTTTTGTCTTAGTTGCTTTATCAGAGGCAGATGATGTATATGGGTCATTACCGACCTTAGCATCTGCCTCTCTATATTTTAAGTATTTCTTTACGGACTCATTGTCAATACCAAGAGCCTGTAAATCTTTGTGCACTACTTTCATATTAAGCAAACATCTTAACGAAACGACGCCATTCTTCTTCTGACCCACCCTGCGACTCAATACCAGCGCGCACGTTGAGACCACGTACCAGTGAGCGAAGGTTAGCACTCTTCTCAGAGATCTTTCTTGCTCTTAATACATCAACCACTTCCATTCTTGCTTCTTTAGCCAATGGGTAGTTAACATCTAATGGAATAAAATCAACAATCTTAATCATAAAATCATAGATCTCTTCATTGGTCGGGTCAACGTTCATAACGAAACCACGAGTGCGCAGAGCACCATCCGGATCTAGTTTAGCCAATGGCATATTCGAGATGAAGATAATCTTACCTGTGAAGTCAAAGTAACGTGGCAGAACGTCTTCGTTATCTTCCTCTTCATCGAAGTCATCTGGATCAACGAAGTTCTTACCACCCTTCATCCAAGAGATCTTACGATTCTTCTTCGTATCAGCAGCTGCCTTAAACAGATTACGTCCTTCTTGGTCATTCAGTGCCGAGTCCGAGTCATCGAATAGAATAATGTCTTTACGGTGCGTATAAAGAATTCTATAGATACCAGTTGGCGTAGCTGAACCAGTAATCTTAAAGTAACCTTCACCATCGCTCTTACCAGCTGCGTGTAGCATATCCTCAACAGTCTGCGTCTTACCAGTACCGCCTCGACCACCGACCCACATAGAGTTTGTGGCATTGCTCATAAGCAACTTCATACCAGACTTGAGCGAATCGAGTTGCTCTTCATAAGTCATACGATCGATGTCAGCATCGCTTGCGCCATCAACGATGTGTTCTTCTTTGCTTCCGCTACTGATATTAAAAGCAACGGCATCATCGCCACCAGAGATTGCAGAAAGAATCTTGGATGCGTCAATCTTCGATGCGTCGGCGGCATCAATGATAATCTTTGCGCCTTGCTTCTTGAACAATTCTGGATATTGCTTCTTGATCTCATTCGCTGCTTTATCCCAGCGTGGACCATACTTCTTATTGCCACCATTCTTATACTGGTCAGCAATCTGAATGTTATTCTTTAGTGCGTTGATGATATTCGAAACAGTCTTCGACAATTCACCAGAAGTATATGTTGCTTCAGTTAGGTCTCTACGAAAATCAAGTACTAGATTAAACTCAGGTGAGATATCTTCAGTAACATAGATACCAGATTTCTCGACCTTACCTTCTAAGAACTCAACGACGAATGGTAATACCTTTACCAGAGACTGTGCCTCATCGAATTTGATGTGATCGCTTGGGGTTGGCTGCGGGAGTTTTGAACCATCCCAGTAATCCATTGATAGCAGACCATTCGCTGTGTTAATAGTGGTCTTCCAGTTGAAACGAATAGATTTATTTGAACCAAGGAAGAAACGGATACCAGTCATCACACTCCCACCAGAAGGAGTAAATCGTTCTGGGACTGGATATAGATAAATCTTGTTTCCGAGTTTCTTACGAAGATACTTCAGAACAAGCCCAGTTGCTCTGCCGAAATCTTTTTGTCTAATTTCTTCGTTTAACTGCGTCATATTATCCTTCTTTATTTTTAATCATTTCCACTTTCATCCGAACATTACCCGCAGAGTGAGCCATTGCCCCAGCTGCGAATGAAAATTTGGACTCAGAAAACACTTTTACTTTTACTGTAATTTGGTTCGATGTAAAGTTTAGGTATATCTGCTCAACATCAATTGATTTTGCTGCTTTATTCAATATATCTGAGAATATAGCATCTTCATTAAATCTTTTAGCCAATGCAACCGAGAAAGCATAAAGAACTGGATCCGCCATATTACCAGAACTATTATACGCAATTTTTGCAAAAGAATCTAATTTTGATGGAAACCCACCAGATATCTTTGAGTAGAATGGATCCATTATTTTTCTAAATGCGTCGACCTTCTGCTTTGTTATCGTCGATACATTCGATTTCGGTGGAATTCCTGATGCCAATAAAGCACTCTCTACAACATCCGATATAGTTTTGACATTTACCACGCCACCCTTACACATCTTTTCTATTGCTTTATACTCTGGTGTATTTAGAATTTTCTCTGCTGAGATAAGTCCCTGTAGAATTGGTTCATTTACAATAGCAACAATCGCAGAGAATGCTTTCTTTTCTTCAGCAGTTGCGCCAATAGGAGCTGTCGCACCCTTCGGTATAATTGAACTAATTGAAACATTTGCTCCCTGCTCAAACTTTGCAGAGATATTCAGAACTTCTCTATTTGATAGATTAACAGTAAAGTCAACCAATGGTGCGTTTTCTTCCTCTGGAAACTCAACGCTAACTGCCTTTGGTTTATTGTATAGACACCACTTAGCCAATAAGATTTCACCGAAATTCTTACCAACAACTTTAATATCTTTCGGAGATATGGTTGATATCAATTTCTTAATGTTATCTGTAAGATTTATGGTTTCCCCTTTAACAGAAACCACCAATAACAGTTCATGTAATAACTCTAATATCTCCATTGGAATATCAGACTCATCACTTAATTGTAACAAACCAAGCTCGACTTCGTGGTCAAATGTTGCTTTGGTTAATTTCTTTCCAATAATTTTTAGTTTAGAGGGAGTTAGGTCTTTCTCATGAAGATTTCCCGTAGACCCAATTACAGATCTAAAATAAAAACCACTATTCGGTAATGTCACAAGGAAAGAATCATATTTCCCTGATACTGCTGTTGCTACATCACCAGTTAACTGCTCTATAGTTACTTTCTTCCCGAATACTGTTTGCATAACAAGTTCAATTGCATCTTTCCCACCAGCAATTTTTCCTGATATACTTCTTAGATTAAATGTGTTTCTTGGTGGATGCACCTGAACTACTTCTCCGCCAAAATGAGAATTTATTTTTTGTGCATAGTTCTTTAGTAAAGACGCATCAGTATAATTCCCATTATTCATAATCAGTTCATTTTCTAATAAGAATGTTTTGAAAGATAACATATCTATTCTGGTTAGTCATTCATTATTTAGATAATTGAAAAGGGAGCCGAAGCTCCCTTTTGTCTAACTACATCGTTTCCGATTACATCAAGTTCGTGACCTTGATCTTGCGGAAGTATGTATTTTGGCCCGAAGCCAGACCATTGGTCACGCTGCTACCAGCGAATGGGTTAGCAACCATACCATAGCGAGTGCGGAAAGCAATCTTAGGCTGGAATGTCAGTGGATCTGTAGCACGATACAGTTGTAGCGGAACGTATGGGCAGTAGAAGATACCAGCATCGAATGCCGATGTACCCTTGTAACCAACCAACAGGAACTGCTCAGCATTTTGGTTAGCAGCATATGGATCAACATACACTTTGTACTTACCATTCAGAACACCAGCAAACGTGTTGCTTGCTTCGTCAACGTTCAGGTTCGACGACAGCGCAGGAGCGTAGTCAAGAACACCAGCCATTGCCAGAGCCGAAGCAACGTCAGCTGAGCAAACGATGAAGTTACCACGACCACGACGGGTAGCTTGGTAAATTGCATTTGCTTCGCGTTCGATTTGATACATCAGACCCTTGAACTTCTCAACTGACCAACGGCCATTAGAGTCAACGTCTAGGTCGAAAGTACCAGCAGTAGCAGTACCAACTTCAGCACCTTGCTTAGCCGACAGATAAACCGTACGAATAACTTCGCGGTTAATTTCAGCCAGGATTTCTTGCGACAGGATGTTGCTTAGTTCAGCTTCAGCGTCAAGACCATGAACCGACTTCAAGTCCTGTGCAAGTTCAACAGAGTACTCAGCCTTCAGAGCACGCGAAACTGCAGTAACCGAAGTCTTTTCAATGCTGAATGCCATCTGGTTGAACGTACCACCTGGGGTGCCGTTTGTTGAACCAAGAGTTTCAGCAGCAGCTGTAGTCATACCCTTACCAGTAGTGTTGTCACCAACACCTGGGTTGGTGCCGTTAGCAGTACCGTCACCAGCGAAACCAGCGTTGGCTTCGTTGAACAGGGCTTCTGTGCCGGCTTGCGTAGAGTACTTGCTCTTCATTGCGAAGATCAGACCTGTAGGCTGTGTCATTGGCTGAACACCGCACATGTCGTACGCGACCATTGCTGGCATAGCACGGCGAACCAGGCTAATCAGAACTGGGTCGAAACCAGCAACATTGGAACCAGCAACTGGTGCAACACCAGAGTTGGCTGGAGCATCTTCGAACAGGGCACGACGCTCTTCGCGCTGAGCATTTTCCTGGTTCTCTAGAAGAACAGCGGTAACTTCCTTGCGGTAGTTATCCTTGATTTGTGGAAGATCAGCGTGCTCAAGAATTGGAGCCCACTTTTTAACTAGATCTGGACGAGTTGACATTTTATTTCCTTTTGATAATAGTTGATTATCGTGCTTTGAATGCGTTCATGTAACGCGTCATCGAAGCATCGACTTGTTTTTCCTCGATCAGTTCAACAGGAGAGTCGGTAACAACTGACTCAACAACGACTGACTTCGCTTGCTTTGCTTTCGAAATATAGTTCTCTTTTACGAGTTCTAATTTCTTTCCGAATGATTCTTCATCATCATACGCTAATTCTTCAGCGAGTTGTTTGAATCGCTCTGCTTCCAAATCGGTCAGCTCTTTAGCAGCTTCTTCGATTTGCTTTTCTTTTGCGACTAACTTAAACTTCTGCTGTAATTCAACGTTTTGTGCAGTGAGAAAATCTACTTGTTCTTCAAGAGTTTTTGCTTTTGCGTCGACGCTTTCCATTAGGTCAAACTTTTCTTCTGGAACGTCGATATAATGAGTTTCAAAAAGATCCTTCATTCCGCTCACGAAACTTTCAAAAATTTCGACTTTAATACCACGATCAAGGGCGAGCTCATTCTTTTGCATCCACTGTTCGACTACGTAGTCGAGATATCCATCAACTTTATCAACAAGACCCTCTTTTAACTCAGCACTTTCATTAATTGCGCGCTGTGAAACTTCTTCTTCGATTCGAGCAACTTCTTGCTTGATTCGTGCTTCTACGGCAGCTTCAAATAACTCAGCTGCCTTAGACTTAAATTCTTCCGAGAACTCTTCACCTTCGAAAAGATTGCCAAGATCGATCTTCTGAACTTGTTCTGTCTTTTCTTCAGCAATAACTTCTTCTGTTGTTTCTTCTGCTGCTTCTTCGACAGAAACAACTTCTTCTGATGCCTCGAGCTTCTTAGCCTCTTCCATCAGTTGTGCAATTTTTTGTTCAATAGACATGTTAATATCCTTTGTGTTATATATTATTTAGTGTTTAAGAATTCTTGCCACGAGGGCTACTTCCATCAACGATTATTTGATATCGCGTAGAAACTTGCTGAACATAGCCAAAGCCTTGTCTTCAGTTAGTTTCTGCTTCTTCAATTCTTTTCTGATCGCTTCGACGATTCTTCCGTCATCAGTGATCATCCAATCTTGACTCTCATTGACTGCGTTAACCCAGCAATCAATACCAGATGGATCAGAGACAACGTCTACTGCCATTAATGTATAATCATCACCGACGTATGTTGAGCCAGCCTTTTCTGTAACTGATCCAAGACCGCGAGTCGACACGCCAAGTTTAACTCCACCCTCAAGCAAACCCTTAACGATTTGACCTTGTGGAGTATTAAGAATCTTTGCCTTGCCCATTACGTTATTACCATCCATACGGAATTCAGTAACAAGGTGACTGGCTAATTCTGGCTTAACTGTTGGACGATTCTCTGGATGCGATAATTCACCAAGTGCTCTGTTAGATGAAACGTATTCATTGACATAGGTCTTGACAGCAGATTCCATAATCTTCTGTGGATAGACTCTGCCATTTCTATTCTTCGTTTCTGCCTGAGCAAAAATACCCTCGATGAATAGGTCTTTTTGGATGCCTTCAGTGATAATTCTGATATCACTGGTTTCGAATGATTCTCTAAGGAATTTCATTTTATGATCCTACAGCAGTAGTGTCGTCATATTGACCGAATCTCCATGGCTCAATCTTCGAAGCATATCCCTCAATCTTTCGAAGAGTAAGGAAAATTACACCATTTCCAGTAATCGTTACTTCCAAGTCTGACGTCCCTTGAATGGTATCCAACATTCCACCATTGCCGGAAAGATCAAACTCACCAGTATTTGTAAACAAGGTATAAACATTCACAGTATTTCTGGCGATCACGATATTTCCACCAGTAGTCCAAGACAAATAACCAATACCTACTTTAGGTGTGCCGCTTATGATCTGCGTTGGTGACAACAATCCACCAGAAGCCTGAGGAGCACTCAGAGAGATAGTTTCCGTTCCTGTGCCAGAAATCTTGACGATAGCCAAGGTCTCCGTTAGTTTCATTACGGTCTTTGCCATTAGTAGATACCCCTAAGAATTTGTTTTAAGTTTTCGGCAGATTGCTTTCCATACTGAAGCAACTCATCATCGAACTTTTCTAACATCAATAAATCAGAGCCACTCAAAGCAACCACGTCTTTATTGTCTAGAATGAACATATATTTATCAGCGATCAAATTAGTATCTTCTAATCGTAGTTCCAGTACTGCTGGATCATTTGTTAATTCTTTTGACGATGCAGTTTCAATGCAGTTTTCTAGTATTGTCTGAGATACTTTATTGTTGTATTTTCTTACTATTTTTATTGCTTGTTCAACAGAATAAGATTCATCAATTAGTGAATTATACTTCTCTTTATTGTTCTCAATTTTTTCTTTAATAACTGAAACTGCATCGTCAAAAGAATCAATGTAAACTTGTTCTTCATTCAGATACCAAGAGCCATCAATGTTCACACAGACATTCCCATCAATAAAAAATGATGAGTCCTGTGCTGGAACAATATCGGCTCTTAGTTCGTCAAACTTCATTATTCGATCTCTTCTACTTCTTCAGGAGCTGTTAGAAGAGTTCTGCTAAGTTCTTCTCTGCGCTGATCAATAGCTGAGTGTAACTTCTCTGCCATTACTTGGCTGAAATTCTGTTCGATATCCGAAGACTTACCTGCCTCGATAGCATCAATTAGATTAACTACATTCTCACTCATTTCATAACTCCTTGTTGTTGCTCTGCTGCCTGTTCTTCGGCAGTAGGTGCTTCCTCTTCAATTTCTTTTTCAATCTCTTCGATATCTTCATCTGTCATTTTAAGGACATTCTTACGAACCCATGTTTTTGAATAATACTTACCCACATACTGATCAATTTGCTGAAGAATCGCGACTCTTGAATTAAGAAGGTCGGCTTCCTTCATCTCACTAAACTGATTATCACGAAGATAATCTAGTGCGATACTTCTAGAGATATCTTCCCACTCTTCATGCCTAATAACACCCTTAGACACGAGCTGGATCTTAAGCAGATCCATAAACAACTGATTGAATTTCGCACGAAGTCTCTTTACGAACTTCATAAACTTCAACTCATCACGAGTAATCTCATTACTACGACCGATATTGAATGTCTGGTCTGGTTGCAACCTTCCAATAGGAACATTCAATGCGCGCATCAATTTACTTTTGAAGTATTCAATGTCTTCAATCTGACCGAGATTCTGACCACCTGCTAATGTAGTAATCTCTGTACCCTTGCCGCCTTCGCGACGTGGCATCCAGAAATCTTCCATCATAGACATATGACGTTTTGAGTCAGCGATCTCACCAGTAGCTGCATCATAAACAAGTTTGTTCTTGAACTTGTTCATAATCTCATTAACATACTGCTCGGCTTTACCCTTTGGCAGATTACCGACGTCAACATAGAAGATTCTGCGCTCAGGCGCGCGAGTCATTCTATAGATAACTAATGCATCCTCAACCATCTTCAATTGATTAGCAGGCTTGATAGCCTTCTGAAGATGCGAAAGAATTAAACTGTTATTCGGATCAACTAAACCACTAGTGCAAAGAACAACTGAATCCTTGGTCAGCCGAACACCCTGCGTAGTCTTATCGTCAATACCTTTATCATTATAAAGAAAGTATTCTTCGATTTCTTTTACTACCTCAACGCCATTGGCCATGCGACCCTTCTTGACGTTCTTAATCTTCTTGATCTTTCGTGGGTCGATATATCTAACTTCTGCAATACCATCTTTGAAGTTCTCACCATCAAACATAACATGGTAGTAGACCTTACCATCAATGTACCAGCTACGAAATATGTCATGTCCACGATCATCGAACTTCAAGAGCTGGAGAACCTCTTCGAAACATTCATTGAATTTCTTCTTGATTGTTTCTGGAACTTTCAGATCATCTAACTGAAGACGGACTGGATACTTCTCATCATCAAAGACGATAGCCTCATCAGTGATCTCATTGATCGCCTGATCAACTTCTGCAAATGCCGATACTTCTCTATAGCGACGGAGAAGGTCATTCTCCGTCTTTACATCACCTAATGGATTGTATGCGTAACCATAATAATTGGCGCCATCAGCACCGACAATAAGAGCACCATCTTCTTGATTGGGTGCAACGACAGAAGGGATCGGTTCATCTTCACCCTTCTGTCGTTTAATATTAAAACCAAATACGTTAAGTTCCATTTATCAACCAATAATTTATAATACGCCCTGCGACGTCGGACTTGTGAAGAAGTTGTATTGGAATGTCACTGGGAAAACTTCGATCTGATTGTTATTTTCCCAATCAAGAGCGATAGATCCAACTTCCATTGGAAATGCATCAACGAACTTGTATCGCTTAACTTCACGATCAGCGCGATCCAACTGGATTACGCTCATGTCCAGCTGATATAGACCAGGTTGTTGCAGACCATTTGTGTTTTCTGCATTTTGAATGCTGTCAATCCATGCTTCGAATGCATTACGGATAACGAAGTCGTTATCATTGTATACTTCGATATTCCATGGTTGGAATTCGCGTTCGCCAGCAAAGTGAACTGGGCGACCACGATACATTACAGCAACATCACTAATACTAGACTGTGGTAATGTTGATGATTTTGCTAAGAACTGCAGTTTCTGTCCGGCCAATGAACCATTCGGTACAAAGGATGGGAATGTAATCTCAACGCGGAATTGGTTGCTACGAGCACCGCCCTGGATCATCTGTGATTTGAATTGCGAAATATCTGCCACGATTGTTTCCTTTATTTCTAATGATTTATTTAGAGGGGGATTTTACTCCCCCTGTAAATTAGCCAGCGATTTCGTTAAACGAAGCACCAGTGCGCGTTGCGATGAAGTTCAACTGGATGAAGTTGATGCTACGTGCTGGTTTGATAAAGATGTCAGCAACAAAGCGATTTGAATCAATTACCTGACTGGTGTTGTTAGTTTCATCACAAACAACCAAGAAGTCAGTAATACCGCGACGACCCTTTACATCACGCAGGAATGGCTCAACGATATTCTTGAACTGGGCGCGAGTAAAGCCATCATTGAACTCAAACAGCTGGAACTTAGCAGCAGTAGAGATTGACTTCTCAAGCGTAATGAATAGACGACGAACGTTGATACGATCGAAAGCACTTGGCTTAGCCAGAGCAGTCTTATCACCAAACAGAACAACACCCTGACCTGGGAATGATGCTACTGGGTTGATACCAGCATTATACAGATTATCACGATCAGTCTTGCGTGGGTTGAATGCCAACTTAACGACATTCTTGATCTGACCACGATTTAGACCAGCTGGACTAAACCAAGGATCATCAGTGTAGTCAGTACGAGCGCAAAGACCAGCGATATCACCATTCAGTGGAACGTAACGATATTCGTCATTGTATCGATCATATTGATACTTGTAACCAGAGTCAATAACAGCATACGAGCTGGGAGTGATGGCATTACGGTAAGCAATAATTCCCGTAGCAACAGCAGAAGTGTTACCAGAAAGAACTTCACCAGTGCTGGTATTCTGAGGAGAAACGAAAGCAACGCAGTCTTTTCTAACTTCAGCTACGTTTTGCACTACGTAGTTAGCAACAATCGAATCAGCCTTGCCGCACATAACGAGGTTAACATCAAGTGACTCAGCATCACTGAACAACTCGAATGCTGTCATCTTTTGACCATTCGTACTAGTCAATGAATCTAGACCACCAGATAATACGCTTGAGACTGCGTTTGCAGCAGTAGCATTAGCATTGGCGAATGAAACACCCTGCGCAGCTTGGCCCCAGTTAGTTCCATTCGCTGGATGATTTGCCCACCAGACATATTCTGATTGAGTGTTAATTACATTCTTGTAATATGCAGTAGATCCATCTTCTTTCTTTGCGTCAGATGCTTTGGAAAGGAAAGCATATGTCTCAAGAACTGTTCCTGCCGTACCAGACCATTTACCATTAGTATCAATGATAGCAACGTGAATTTCATCATTGGAAGCTGATGCATTAGTCGCATACTCGCTAGTTCCTGGAGCAGCTGAAAAACTACCCTTATAAGCCCATGTTGGAAAAGATAGCGCATCAGCCATAGAAACAGTGATGCTATTTCCCAACTGGCCTGGATACTTCGCGATCCATTGTCCAATCAGAGTGCCACCAGCACTATACTTCGACAGATAATCTGTCTGGTTGTTTAACTTTGCACCAGCAAAAGGAGAATGAATAGCATTGATACTCGCATTCACACCACCACTAACAGGAGTAATTGTAACACCTGGATTGGTCGTATAACCAGATCCTGGCTCAACGATGTTAACAGCAGTAATCACACCACCCGTTACTTCTGCAATGGCAGTAGCAGTAATTCCACCTTGGGTCGATGGAGCAGCAATAGTTAGCAGAGGAGCTACTGTATAGCCAGTACCACCAACTGGGCTTCCGCCAATAACAAGACTGGTAACAGAACCACTTAGGTTTGAAACAGCATTTCTTTGACCGGAGGTATCAGTACGAACAACTTTTAGGTTATTTGCATATGATAAGAAGTTGGCCGCAGTAAACCAACTAGCTGCATTGGTTGCTTGTGGTTTACCAAACTGGCTCGCGAGTGCGTTTTCTGAGTCTACAGTCGTTACTTCTAGTACTGGACCCCAGACAGCATCAATGATCGTCGCGCCAGCAGAAGCAGAAACTGCAGGAATTACGTTCGTTAGATCTCTTTCTTGAACCACTACGGACGGGGATAATTGAATCGCCATTATATTTCCTTCTTTTATTTGTTACAAATTCGTTGAGGTTTAACTCTTAATTATTTAGAGAATGCTTCCGCTTGCCTCAAAAATCCAGAATTTCTTCTATTTCAGTTTCAGACCCATCGTTGAAGAACCCAGCGGGTAACGTCTCTTCATCGATTTGCCTAATTCTTGCTTCGTAAATGTTTTTTCTTAGATCAACATCAGTGAGTTCTTTGAAGAATGATTGGCTGGTCAACCATCCAAATATTACTAGAGTCATTACGAGGTCATCATTCTTTCCATCATCAGCAGCATAACTGCCTCTTTGCTCAATAAACGTAGATATCTCACTTATAATATCTGCGTCTGGAATAATCAGTTTGTGTTCTTCGACTAATGTCTTGAACATAGAACAACCAATTCTCTTGGTTTTCTTATCAGTCACAACACCCAATTGAGTTTTACCGCCACCGAAACCACCAGTAACAGTCTGACCCTTTGCACCTCTATTTACATAAACTATGTTCTCATACTCCAATTCATTCTGTAGGATATATGGAACCTGTTCATTCTTATTTAGTTCAATCAAAACCCAGGCATCGTTATATTCCGTGGCCCATCTATGGATCAATGATGGATATAACAATGGCGAGATTGTGTTATTCTTATACCTTGCCACTACTTTATAAGGTAGTGAATCAATCCTTATTACACAAAATGCGCTTGCATCACCACCAATTCCAGCGGCAGTGTCTACTGTAATAACATAACTTGCTTTATTCTTTTCTGGTTTGTCATAAACCAGCATACCATTTTGATTATATATTGTTGCTTCAACTGCCATTCTTTGAATCGCCGCTGGATCAATTAACGTTGCCGCTGACCCAAGGAAGTCCATCAGAATTTCCTGACGATACTTCAGAGCACCAAGAAGTTCTTTCTGCTGAGCAGCCCATTTATCATCGTGATCCGGATGCTCCCAGTATTCAACTCTTACTGGAATAAATCCATTTATCTTTGACTCAGCCTCTGTCCAGAACTTCCAGAAGTGATTCAAACCAAGTGGAGTTGATGTCAGAACAATCTTAGTTGTTTCACCTGCGGAGATAGTGGGGTATGTCGCAGTAAAGAACTCATCTGCTACTGTATTCGGAATGATAGCAGCTTCGTCGACGTATAGAAAGTTTACGGATTTACCGCGAATACCACTGGAGCTGGTCGCCGCAGTAAATGCCTTACTGTTATTCTCCAGTGAAATCGAGCCTTTGTTCCACTCAGCGACGCCTTGTTGTAGCCACTTTGGAATATACTCATACATCAACTGCAGACGAGACATAATCTCTCGAGCCGCTGCTGCCTTATTCGCCAGAATAGCTACGGTCTTACTATCATTGAATAACAAATACCAGCAGAGGTAGGCAGCTACTGTAGTCGTCTTCCCGTGCTGGCGCGGGAACATACCAAGCACTCGGCGACTATCGTGAATTTGATTTATGAAGCGAACCTGATAATCATATAAATTAAAACCGATCAGACCCAAGTCAAGAGAGATAATCTTAATATATGTTTTGATAAAATAGATCGGGTCTAGTTTACACTTTACGTATTCTTCTACTTGCTCAGCAGTATATTCAATGGGAACGCCGACATTTTTAAGATTGGGATTCGCCTGATAAAAAACAGTCGCCATTATTTTTAATCAATAATATTGATTACACCAATCATTATTCCACCATGGAATACGCATTGATAGACAATAGATGATGGTGCATCTAATGGTACTTGATATGTGACAGTGGTTCCATACACACCTGAAGTGGCGTCGTTACCCGTTGCACCAGTGACTGCGGAAGTATTACCGCTACTTAATCTCAGTGCTATCGGGTGACTGTAAGATACATTGGTGAAATTAAAGTTATATAACTGTCCTCTAACTAGAGTTAACGCTGGGAAGTTTCCAGCAAAGCCATCAACTGAATAATTGAATCCTGAATTCTGAAAGACAAATTCTGTTGCTGGTGCATCAAGATTCGCTGAGACAATTGCATCAACATAGATACTAGCATTTGCAGAATAAGAAGTCGGTAACAGACTTGCAGAGATATTGACAGCAGCTAGAGCATTAGTGCTTGGGTTAGGGTTGGTCGGACTCATACTAGGAGATACTGTCGCAGAAGCAACAACTGATGCCGCCAATGTTGGATACAATGCTTCTCTTGACTGTTCACGCCATACATCAACGACGATATTACCATCTTCATCCATCGTCGCAGTATAGTTCTCAAACTTCTTAATATCCGCATCGACTCTAGTAATAAGACCAGAAGTCTGAAGATTACCAAAGAGATTTATCTTAGCAGTAAAATTAAGAGTATGCGTCACTAACCTTCGAATAGCAAAATCACCTTCGTAATCGTCAGACACTGAAATACTGTTCAACACAACCGGAATATCCTGTGAGATATTCAACTCCGGAACTGCATTTACTGTGAATGAATACTCAGGTGTAAACAGTGGAAGAATCTGTTCAATAATAGCCAGACCATCTTCCGTTCCCTTAGTCAGAATATACAATGAGAACTCAATGTTATATGGAACAGGAGAATAAATCGCCGAGACAGTTTGTTCTTTATAACACTGGATCTTGTTATTCCTATTGACCATCCTCGCGGTGTCATAGTTATATCCAGTAATCTCAAATGCCATTCTTGGCAGAGTGATGTAAGTATGACCAGTCAATGATGGATCTTGATCAATCCTCGTGAGAATCTTTTCCTTTGGACCAAATGCAATAGGAACAGATACTACTTGCGCCTGTACACCAGAAGCAGGGTTTCTGCGAATTACTTTGATCTGACTAAAGAGCGCACCAAACCCAATCGTCGTCTTTTTGATTAACTCATGATAGTATGGAGTCTCAAACATCAAAGTTCGCCGAATGGGTTGTTAACATCGAAAACAAAAGCATCTGCCTTTGTGCGAAGAAGACTATTATCGCCAAATGAGTCTGGAGCCTCTGGTTCATTAAGAGTAACATCAGTGCTCTTGTTTTCCATAAAGTCATCAATATCAGTGACACCAGTTTCCATAACTTCGCTGCTGTAACGGAACA